ACACTATTGTATCTGTAACAACATCAGGAAGAATACAAGCTAGACAGATTGACGGACAAAGATTTACAATAACTTTAACATATCCACCTATGACAAGATCAGAGTTTGCACCAATCAAAGCATTTCTAATGAAACAAAGATCAAGATTAAATACATTTACTATCATACCACCAACTATTAAAGATGCACTTGGTACTGCTGGTGGAACACCTACTGGAACAGCTAGTGCTGGAGATACATCAATTACTTTAGGTGGAACAGGTACAGGAACTTTAAAAGCTGGAGATTATATTAAGTTTGCTAACCATGATAAAGTTTATATGGTCGTAGAAGATCAATCAGATATATCTACTGGAACACTTACGATTGAACCACCTTTAAGATCAGCAGTATCAGCAACAGATATTGTTTATGATAACGTACCCTTTACAGTTAGATTAAGAAATGACATTCAAGAATTTAGTATCGGTACAACAAATCTATATCAATACGAGTTAGATGTAATAGAGAGTTTATAATGGCTAGAGGATTAACCACAGCAGTTAATAATGAACTAGCTACTGATAGCTTAAATCCTGTTACCTTAGTTTATTTAGCGGTATCAACTGGAACTAGATATACAGATCATTATAAAGATATTGTTTATGATTCTAATACTTACACAGCATCATCTATATTTTTAAATGCTTCAGCAGTAAGTGAATCTTCAGAAGTAGAAATAACAAATATTCAATTAAGATTTTCTGGTGCAGACCAAACAGTTATCTCACTATTCTTAAACAACAATTACATGAACAAAGATGTAGAAGTTTATAAAGGTTTTTTAAATGATAGTCAGGGATTAATTGCTGATCCTGTTACTTTGTTTAAAGGTAAGATTGAGTCTTTCAGCGTTGATGAGGAAATTGATAATTCAACAGTAACCATTACAGCAACTTCTCATTGGTCAGATTTTGAAAGAGTACAAGGTAGAAGAACAAATACAAACTCACAACAAGTACATTTTGCTAATGATGTAGGATTTGATTATGCATCACAAGCTATTGCAGAATTAAGATGGGGTAGATCGTGATACAAGAAGTCGTAGAATTATTTAGAAACTTTAAACGCTATGATGCTATGGACGACAATGAACTGCGTTTATATTTAATGCCATCAATGAAACTAAAACAATGTATGATGATTTATGATAATGATGAAGTTGTAGGTTTTGCTAATTGGGCATATTTGCATGATCTTGTAGAGAAAAGGTATAAAGAAACAGGTAAGATAAAACAAACAGAATGGAAGTCTGGCAGAAATGCTTGGCTAATTGAAGTTGTATCTATTAGAAATACAAGAGAACTAACAACTAAACTTTATAATTATTTTAAAGAAAGAACACGAATTGATGATTGTGTTAAATGGTTAAGAACAGACGGAACTATTTATAGAATAGGTCAAAAACATAAAAGGGAGTTTCATAACTAATGGGTGGTATAATTGAATCAATCGTAAATGTTGTAAGTAGTTTTATTAGCTGGTTAATACCTGTTCCTGAAGTTCCTGAATTTGATACTCCTGATAGTGAAAATGCACAAGGTGTTTTATTAAACAAAGAATCTAACAACGCACAAATACCAGTAGTTTATGGTCAAAGAAAATTAGGAGTAACTAGAGTTTATGTGGAAACATCTGGTAATGATAATCAGTATTTATATGTAGCGGCAGCTTTATGTGAAGGAGAAATTGAATCTATTGAGGAGATTTACATTGATGACAGATTAGTTGAATTTGAATTGCCTTTTTCTCATGGTACAGTAACAGAAGTTGATCCTTATGATGAAACTTATTATAGAGATGGAGAATCTTGGATTCAAGTACAACCATTTTTAGGTAAAGATGATCAAGTAGCATCATCTATTTTAACATCACAAACTAACTGGGGAACAAACCATAGACTTAGAGGAGTTGCTTATTTAGCTTTTAG